CATACTCAAGTATGGAAGTAGATATGGAAATAAAGATGGAAAGAATAAGAAAGACTTGATGAAAGTCATACATTATGCTATGCTATTATTACACTTTGATGGACATTATGGAAAACCCCCTACATCTACAGGGAACATTGATACAATCGATCACAACATGCCTTAATAATGAAACTCCGACCCTTGACTATGAAACTTTCTGACAATACTTTAAACATTCTAAAAAACTTTGCTGGAATTAATAATTCTATCCTTGTAAAGAAAGGTACACAACTTCGTACTATATCTGTTGCTAAAAATATTCTTGCAGAAGCACAGATTGGTGAAGAATTTCCTCGTGATTTTGCAATCTATGATTTAAATCAATTCTTAAATGGATTGGGATTGCATCAAGATCCAGAAATGGATTTTTCACCAGATTCTTTTCTTTCTATCCGTGAGGGTAAACGTAGAGTTAAGTATTTTTATGCTGATCCTAATGTTATTATATCTCCACCAGATAAAGAGATTACACTTCCATCTGAAGATATACGTTTCCAACTAGAAAGTACTTCATTAGATAAATTACTTAAGGCAGCAGCAGTATATCAATTACCTGATTTATCCGCAGTTGGTGGTGATGGTGTTGTTAAACTTGTTGTACGTGATAAGAAGAATGATACATCTAATGAATTTGCTGTTGTAGTTGGTGAAACTGATAAGGTGTTTAGTTTTAATTTTAAAGTAGAGAATATTAAAATTATTCCTGGTGCTTATGATGTTGTTGTTTCATCTAAACTTTTATCAAGATTTTCAAATACTAATCACGATTTAAAATATTATATTGCATTAGAACCAGATTCTTCATTTAGTTAATGAAAAGGGTATGGAGAATATGGAAGTATGCATTGGGTTCTTTCTCTGATGAAAAGACGCAGAGGTATGATAATCTTATTGTCCTTGTTCGATCTTTTATCTTTCTTACTTATCTCATCACTAATTTTTTTATTATTAGCGGAGTAATCCGTCATTGGAATAACTTATGATTAAATGGTCAACTATTATATTCATGCTAGTAGTACATATACTTGCAGGAGTTGCATTGCTCCCCCAGTTTTGGAGTTGGGGTGCAGTGACAACTCTTTTTATTTTTTATTGGGTAACTGCATGTCTTGGTGTTACTCTTGGATATCATAGATTATTATCACATAGATCTTTTAAGGTTCCTCAGTGGTTAGCAAGATTCTTTGCTACTTGTGGAGCACTTAGTGCAGAGTATGGACCTGTTACATGGGTAGGACTACATCGTCAACATCATAAACATTCAGACAAAGCTTTAGATCCTCATAATGCTAAGAGGGGAATATGGTGGAGTCATATAGGATGGATGTTTGTGAGAGTGCCAGGTGAGAAGAGAGTTAGAAAATATGCTGGTGATATGAGAAGAGATCCTTATTTTGTATGGTTAGATAAGTATTTTATATTACTACAAATACCTTTAGGACTTACTCTTTATCTTTTAGGTGGATGGTCTTATGTATTATGGGGTATCTTCCTTAGGTTAGTTCTTGTATATCATGTAACTTGGTTAGTTAATTCTGCTACTCATGCATGGGGAACAAGAGCATATGATACTGAAGATAGTTCTCGTAATAATAAATGGGTAGCAGCACTTACATTTGGTGAGGGTTGGCATAATAATCACCATGCATTTTCAAGTTCTGCTAAACAGGGTTTACAACCTGGTCAAATTGACATAACATGGTATCATATAGTATTATTAAAGAAACTTGGTCTTGCTACTAACGTTCGTATTTTTTAATTTAAAATGAGTGATTTTATATGGGTTGAAAAATACAGACCCACTACAATTGATGAGTGTATTCTTCCTGACAACATAAAGAAAACCTTTAAAGATTTTCTAAATAAAGGAGAAATACCTAATATGTTACTTGCTGGACCACCAGGCGTTGGTAAAACCACGGTAGCAAAGGCTTTATGTAACGAATTGGGAGTAGACTTTTATGTCATCAACGGATCCGATGAGGGAAGATTCCTCGACACAGTACGCAAC